CGAAAAGATTCGAAGAAAGGTGTACCGAGTGCACCAATTGTGGAGAAGTCACCGGATAGAATTGTTGAGGGACCAAAGGTTGCAAAAGGTTTCCATGACACAGTTGCTCAACCAAGTGCTGCTGTTGCTTTTAAAATTGGACGTCGAGTTAAGCGTAAACTTCGTGCAGGAAAGAAGGTTTTCATTAAAAATAACGGTGGTGATTGGGTTGGTTATGATATTAATGCTGATCGTAAATTAACGATTGATGATGTGGATGATTTTGCAATTATTACGCGGATTTGTCGTAATTGTGGAGGTGAAGAAGAAATTGCAAAAGGTTCTATTTGGCAAGGCAAATGTCAGGATTGTGCGCATGGATGGGCTGATGATTATAAGGATGAGGAATATGCTTTGTGGATAACGCGTGAAGGCGTTTTGAAAGTTCATGATAATAAGACATTTGAAAAGTCAGTGCCGTTTGCGCCATTGGTTAAGAAGGCCGTTGAAGGTAAACATGCGTGTGGTCGTGCGGAGTTGCATGAAAAGTTGATGGGTTTTGCTGGATATCAACAACACTGTAAAAATTTGGGTTTATGTTTATTGGGAGGGTGTTGTGCCAGTGATGAATGCGACTTGGCTCATGATTGCCCATATGGTTTGAAGTGCCGTTATGGTGATAAGTGTTATAATTTGCATCGTAATAAAGATGTTGCTCAACGTTTTGCGATAACTGGTGTGCCAGAGAAGCTGCAGGAAAAGATTTATGTTAAGGAGCGCCAGAGTGCTGAATATGCAGCAGCTGGCCATCGTTTGAGTGTGAAAGCTCGACCGTTTGTTTGGCCGGCAGCCAAGAGTAATGTTGATTATAAGCATACGTTGGCGGAAGAGGCTAAGTTGGTTCAGGATTTGAAAAATCAGCTGATTAATCGTGATTTGGATGTTAATGTTTTGCGCGAAGAAGTTGATCTCGTAAAAAAACAATATAATAATTTAATTAGAATGAAGGCTGAAGCGCTTTTGGGTGGCTCGCAGTTTATTAATCCACAATGTGTAGGTTTAGTGCGATCTGAATATGGAAGTTTGGATGCTCAGTTTATTGCCCGTTCTGATGGATTGCGATGCGTTTTTGCAACGCATGTGTTGTATGACCAGAAGGGCAATAATCGCACGAAGAATTACTTGGAAATTGTTGGTTATCACGGAGAAAAAGTGCGTGTTGATGCGAGTTTTGTTGTCGATTGTACAGAGGGTGTTACTGATAAAGGTGTGATTGACGTTAGTTATGTGGATTTGATGCACTCAGGTAATGATAAGCTATTTATACACCAACGAACAATTAAATTGCGTGAGGTAACGCAGGCAGATGTGGGAAAACCCATTGCAATTTATTCTGTTAATAAGAGTGGAGAACATCGCGCCGCTTTTGGACAGATTATTCAATTGAATAAAATGTTGGTGCATAATGTGCCTACTGTTGATGGTAACTGTAGTGCTTCTTTGGTTGATAAAGATGGTCGATTGATCGGTATTCATGTTCAAACGGATGGTATTTCGAATTATGCCGTGCCAATGACGAAAGGTTTAATTGAACAACTTTCAAAAAACTAAATGTGGACGTTTGTGATAGTTATGGTGTTAGAGTGTCACGTTTTGAGTGGTTTGAAGAATTCCGTAATAGGGATTTGACGAAATTGAGTGTGACACGTAACAAACGTCCTAATAAATGGCATGGTATTTGGTATGATGTAGAAAAGTTTGAGCCGGAATTAAATTATTGTGGTGCGGTGGATCGGTTTACAAAATATACGCCGAAGCGGTTGGTTAATCCTGTTTTTGAAGAGTGGAAATACGCTGTGAAAGCTGATTTTAAAGATGAATATCAGCGCACCCCATTGAATCATGAAGCGTTGGAGAAAAATTTTCTTAAATATAAACGTGGTAAATTTAGTTTGAAGGTCAATGAATGGAACTTGGCATTAGATTGGGCGTTGCGTTGGATTCAGACGCGATGCGTTAGTGAAGCGGTTCCTATGATTGATGTGATTAACCAGTTGAATAGGCAAAGTTCACCCGGTTGGCCGTGGAATTCAGTCTGGATTAAGAAAGGTTTAATGATGGATTACGTTGATTTATCTTTTATTGGACTGAAGGAATATGAGAAATTGGTTGGCGGCTATTTGGGAGGTGACGGATCAGTGTTTTTAAAAGTTTGTACCGAATTTTGGGAGCAGTTAGCTGTTGATAATCCTGTTAGTTTTTGGACTGTCGCGTTGAAAGATGAGATGCGGCATGTTGATAAAATAAGGGAGAATAAAATTCGGACTTTTACAGCTAGTGCTGTTGAGCATACCGTTGCGACTAATATTTTATGCGCCGATTTTAATAATCGATTCTATGATATGAAGGAAGAGGGGCCAAGTGTTGTTAGTATGAGTAAGTTTCGTGGTGGATGGGATCGGTTATTTAGGCGTTTAAATAAACACCCGAATGCGTTTGAGTTTGATGAAAGTAGTTATGACGCAAGTTTGCGGTTGGAATTTTTGCTGTCGTGTTTGTGGATTCGTTTGAATTGTTTTAAAGGTAGTGAATTAGAAAAACGAAAGTTGGCGCATCTCTATTATATGATTATACATTCAGTATGCGTGTTGGATAATGGGCAAGTGTTTCAGAAGCATGGTG